CAAGAGGCGTTATGGATTGGGCAAAGCTTCAAACTATATTAAGACCTAAAGAGCTAAGAAAGATAATATCTGATTTTCAAATATTCGGAGAGTTTTCAATGCAGGTTATCAAAACCAAAGGAGGCGATTTATCTTCAATAGAGCATATAGCAAAGCAAAGTATTGTACCGAGTATTCAGAATGAAGATGGCGAAATAGAACATTACTGGTTTTCAAGAAATTGGGCAAAATGGCAACAAAATAAACCTGTTGAGTTTCCAGCGTTTGGAAGTTCAAAAGATGCTATAGAGATTTACTGTGGTAAACCTTACAAAGTAGGCAAAGTATATTTTAGCGACCCTGACTATATCGGAGCAATGACTTATATGGAGATGGAAGAGGAGATTGCAAACGGTAATATTAGCTATATTAAAAACGGTTTATCTGCTGGTTATGTTATTAATATTCCTGATGGAATGAGCTTAACTCCAGAACAAAAAGATAAGATAGAAAAAGATATAAGAAGAAAATTAACAGGAAGTTCAAACTCAGGTACTTTTATATTGAATTTCTCAGGTAGAGACCAAGAGCCTATAACGGTAACGGTCTTTCCTGTAGCTGACAATATCCATAAGCAATGGCAATGGTTATCAGAGGAAGCAACTCAAAAGATACTTACAAGCCATAGAGCAACAAGTCCAGCATTAGTTGGTATTGTATCTTCAAGCGGTTTCTCAAATACTGCTGATGAAATGGATATGGCAGAGCAACAATTATTAAAGCGAGTTATTAAGCCTAAACAAGACTTCGTTTTAGACGCTTTAGAGGACGTTTTATTAGCTTATGGTATTAGCTTAGACTTATTCTTTAAACCGCTTACAGAGATAGTAGATGAGCCTGTAGAAGAGCCTACAAGATTATCTAACCATTGTAATTGCAATACTGACTCAAGCGATGACGAAATGTTTAAGATTTTAGATTCTTATGCTTTAGATATGTCGGCTGATTATGATTTAACTGATGGTACTGAATACGAGTTACAATTATCAGCAAATCAAACAAGCGAACAAGATTCAAAACTTTGGAAGATAAGATACGCATATACTAAAGGAACGAGCAAATCGCCTAAAGGTAGCTCAAGAGCTTTCTGTAATAGAATGGTTTCATTGGGATTATCTGGCAAAGTATATAGAAAAGAGGATATAGAATTAATGAGTTCTCAAGGTGTAAATGGTAAGTTTGCTCATTCAGGAGGTAAATACGATATTTTCTTATACGGTGGAGGAGTTAATTGTTACCATAGATGGGAACGTAGAATATTTAAAAAGAAATTAAACGAAGATGGTACTCCTAAAAAGGGAGGTGCTATGGCTTCAACTACAGAAGTAAACGTAAGCGAGGCAAGAAGACAAGGTGCTAAGATACCTAAAAACAGTCCTGATGTAGCAATAGCAGAAATAGATAAACCTAATAACGGACGATACTAATGGCTACTTTATTATTTATAACACCAGCAGAATTAACACAAACTACAATTATTGGAGGAAATGTAGATATCGACAAGTTCCAAATGAATATAGAAAACGTTATGATAACGGTTATAGAGCCATTATTAGGAACAGAATTATATGATAAGATTGTAGCTGATATTACAGGAAGTGGTTTGACAGGTTTATATGCAACTCTATTTAACGAGTACGTTAAACCAATTACAAAGAATCAAGCTTGTGCTGAGTACGTTACTGTATCAGGTTTTATGATAACAAACGGAGGAGCTTTTAAACATCTTCCAGAGGATAGTGAATTAATGGATAAAGACGAAAAGGCTTTAGTATCTACTATTTACTCAACTAAGGCTGATACTTATATACAACGTTTTTTAAAATGGATATGTAAGAATCCTTTACCAGAATATAAGACATCACAAGATGATGTAGACGCAAGTAAAGACATAAGTTTAACGGCTGGGTGGTATTTCGGCAGAGAAGAGCCTACATTATATGAATAGTATTACTAAAGATATAAATAGAATTTGTAAAGATTTACAAGGAGGTATAGATAAAGTCTATTTATTCCCTTATGTTAAGTATTCTCGTAGTCAAATAACGACAGTTGAGCAGACTGTTACTGTTTTTCCTGCGTCTATTCTGTTTGATTGGGTTGGAATTAACCCTACATTCAACGAAACAACCTCTATAGTAGGTGGTGATGTTGCTTGGAGTCAAAGTTTATCGTTTGAAATACCTAAAATGTATGCAACTCAAGAAGTATTTAAGCTTGCGGAGCAGTATTATAGAGCTATTTATATTGATAAAATAGGTAATATTAGAATATTAGGTTTATATAACGGATTAGACTCTCAAATAACGCAAGAATCAGGCTCAGATAAAGCGAGTTTAAACGGTTATAAGGTTACTATGACAGGTAAAGAGGACAATCAAGCGTATTATTTAGACAATTTAAACGGGTTTTTTGAGGGAGTTTTCCACAATACTGGTAATATCGTTACTAATAAAACTACTAAAGTAGCAACAGAATACGCATACGGTGGAGCATCTACTGGATATAATCAATGTACTTTAGTTTATGGGATGGATGCATCAGTAAATTTAGGTAGTAACGGAGATATTACTTGGCAGGGTCAAACTTTATATAAAGCACCCGGCGATTCTTGGATAGCATTAGGTACTCAAATGTATAACCATTACGCAGTCCCTTTTACAAATCCAGATACAGGTCAAAATACTTCTTATTCATCTTTAATAAATATTGTTTCAGGTGGTATTCCTACTCCTCCAAATCAATGGAATTTAGGCGGTTATTATCAACCTCACGATAATTGGTATTGGATTCAGTTAGATGAGAATGGGATTGTAGTTAACGCTACATTATATAATAGTACAGCGTGTTTCTAAAAAATAAAACAATAAAACAAAAATAAAATGGCTTTTAAAATTTATCAAGACACAGTAACAAAAGAATTAGTAATAGACAACGGTATCGAGTTTAGATATCCTGCTTTTTCAGAGATACAAAGACAACAATACGGAGACTTTTTAATACTAAAAACAGTATCAGGAGTTCCTTTATTAGACAAAACGGTATATTCCGATTTACAAAACGAGGCTGGAACTGCATACGCAAGTTTCGCTGCTTTAAAGACTGCATTAGACGGATACTTTGATGCTACTATATAATGATTAGATATACGAGCAGACGTAGAAAAATGATGATGTTGTTCTTTAGCCTATCAGACTTGGCAAGGAACTTCGTTACGAGAGTAGAGGCAGATGGAGGCGTAGTTGAGTCTGCATCTTGTATAGATAAGGCTGATTTAACATAAAACAAAAAAACAATGGCAATACCAAATTTAGCCCTCATTCCAACAGGCTATAAAGCAGGAAAAGTTTATAGTGTACTACCTGAAAGTGGAGTAGGAGACTTTACATTTACAAGAGCATCAGCAGCTACAAGAATAAATAGTGCAGGTTTACTTGAAGTGCCACAATATAGTATAGGAGGCGAATTAGTTACTAATGGAAGTTTCGCTACTGATACGGATTGGACTAAAGGAACAGGTTGGACAATTAGTGGTGGTAAAGCAGTAAGTAATTCGTCAGTTGGATTTCAAAGTTTAAGTCAATCAAATGCAATTAGTAATTCAAATGGAAAAACCTTTAAATGTAACTTTACAATATCAGGTTATTCATCAGGTTTGGTTGCTTTGTACATTTCAGGTTTTATAAATAATTCTTATTTTATTGGTGCAAATGGCGATTATGAAATATACATAATGGTTAGTCAAGGAACAAGTGGAAATGTAGAATTTTTAACTAATTCATTAGGTTTTGTAGGCTCAATAGACAACTTATCAATTATAGAATGGGCAATTAATGACGTACCGAGATTAGAATATCCTTTAATAGATGGGGTTGTTAATGGCTGTCCGAGTTTATTGTTAGAACCTCAAGCTACAAACTTAATTACATATCCTATTAGTTTTGGTAATTCTTATTGGACTAAAAGCGGAGCGAGTATTGAAGGAGATGCGAGTACTGCGGGAGCAGAGATTATAACAAATGTAACAGATAGAGATTTTAGCGGTGTAAATAATTGGACTAATAATGGTTTAACGTCTTTTAATAGTACTGGAGATTTAAGTATATCAGCAGGAGCAGCAGGTCAGTATGCAAGTTTGCCTGTTACAGATATAATAATTGAACCTAATAAATTCTATCTTTTAGAATATGATGTTGCTAATATAACGGGAGCAGGTTTTACATTTTTAACTGATAATTTTGTAAGTCTTTCAAATAATATACAAATAACAGTTGATGGAACAAATAATAGAATCTATTTTTATTCAAATAAAACTACAAATTCGGGTTTACTTATCTATTCTAATTTAGGTGCAGCAAGTGCTGATTTTGATAACTTTTCTTTAAAAGAAGTACAAGGCTATTCATCTCCAAGTGTAGATTTTCCTACAAGTGCTTTTAAATTGGTTGAGGGTGTTGGATATGGTAGACACGAATTATATAGTCCTGATATTGCTACCTCATTCGCTGATTGGACACAATCATTTTATGTAAAATATAGTGGTAGGCAATGGGTTTATATTTGGACAGAAATAGGTAGTTTTGTTTGGTTCGATGTACTTAATGGTGTAGTTGGTACTGAACAAGGAACTTCTAACGGTAATATAGAGGAATTAACAAATGGATATTATAGATGCTCTGCTACTTGGACAGAAGCAGTAGCTACAAATAGAGTAAGATTAGGAATGTCAGATGCTGATGCAGTTGAAACATACACAGGAGACGGAACAAGCGGTGTATATCTTTTTATGGCACAATTTGAAACAGGAAGCTACGCAACATCTCCAACACTTACATCCTTATCAGCAGAGGGAACGACTACTACAAGAGTAGCGGAGGTTTGTAATGGAGCAGGGGATGCTTCTACGTTTAATGATTCAGAGGGGGTTTTGATGGCGGAAATAAGTGCTTTAGCTAATGATGGGACTTATAGAGCATTGTGCATATCAGGTGGAAGTGCATCTAATAGGGTTTTGTTTTATATAAATAATACTACTAATGTTTTAAGGATGAATATAGTAAGTGGTGGTGTTGCACAAGCAAACGTATCTATTAACGTATCAGACGTTACTGCTTCAAATAAACTTGCTGTTAAATATTCTTTAAGTAGTATTAGTTTTTGGATAAATGGGACTAAATTTTCAGAGATTTCAAATGCTTCTGCAATGCCGACAGGATTAAATGAATTAGCTTTTGATAGTAATGGTTTAGGCAATGAACCTTTATACGGTAAAACAAAACAAATACAATACTTCAACACCGTATTGACATCAGCAGAATTAGAAACGCTAACGAGTTGGACAAGTTTCATATCAATGGCTAATGCACAACAATTTTCACTATATTAGCAGTATGGAAAATTGGAAAGATATAAAAGGTTACGAGGGGTTTTATCAAGTAAGTGATACTGGTAGAGTTAAATCATTAAGTAGAGTAGTTAAGCACAGAAATATTTATATGATTGTTAAAGAAAAGATTCTGAAACAATGTGAAGGTAATAGCGGATATTTAAAAGTTAATTTATATAAAGAAAGCAAGGGTAAAACATTTTTTATACACATATTAGTTGCAATGGCTTTTTTAAATCATACACCTAATGGACATACTCTTGTAGTAGACCATAAAAATAACGATAAGATTGATAATATATTATCTAACCTACAGATTATAACTAATAGACATAATAGTAGTAAAGATAGAAAAGGTGGTTTAAGTAAGTATACAGGTGTTAGTTATAGTAATAAAAATAGAAATTGGGTTTCAATGATTTATATAGATGCTAAACATACTTATTTAGGTACATTCGATACAGAACATAGAGCATCAATAGCATACAACTTTGCATTGACACAATTAGACAAATTAAAAGAATATAATTTAACAAGATAAGATATGAGTGAAACACTAAATTTAGGTGCGGGTAATTGGGGTGTAAAGGATGGTTCTTTATTGGGTTATAATAAAGAGAATAACAATTTCAAGCCTTTGCCTTTCGATTTTACAAGAGCATCAAGTGCTACGGTTGTAAATAAAGCAGGTTTAATAGAAACGGTACAAAGTGGAACACCGAGAATAGACTTTTTAGGTAATACTAACGGGGCTTTGAAACTTGAACCACAGAGGACTAATTTGGTTACTCAATCTGAAGCATTCGGTAATTCTTATTGGACTAAATCAGGTGCAAGTATTCAGGGAGACCAGAGTACAGCAGGGAGTGAGTACTTACAGGGAGATGATGGAACGATGGCAACGGTAGGTAATTGGTCTAATGGAGGTTCAGCAACAGTAACAGGAGGATATGATAGCGGAGATGTTGGACATACTACTTGTTTAAGAATTGAAGCAGGCGATGGTGTAAATGAATATGCTTATAATTTACAATCTAATTTCACCACACCATTTGTTGTTGGTAATATGTATAGATTAACAGGAGATTATAAATGGATTTCAAAAACAGGAGATACAGGAGCAATAGGCACAACATCATCAGATAGACTAAACCCATTTACTGCAAGTGTTGGAAGTTGGGACTCATTTGATGTTTATTTAACAGCAGCAAGTGCAACAGCGTTAAATATATATATTTCAACAGCAGGAGGTGCAGCTACTGATGAAATATTAATAGACAACTTATCAGTAAAAGAAGTACAAGGTTTTACTTCACCAAGTGCTGACAGTCCTTTAAATGCTTTTAAATTGGTTGAGGGAACTAATACGGGAACGCATATTTGTTATAATGCTCAAGCAGGAAATTCTAAAACATTTTCATTCTTTGCTAAATCATCAGGGAATCAATATGTGGCTATTAGTTATGATGGAGGAACTAATTTTAACTTTTTTGATATTATAAACGGTCAATTAGGAAATCTTGCAGATAGTGGTAGAACAAGTAAAATAGAAAATTACGGAAATGGTTGGTTTAGATGTAGTTTATATAATGGAAGCCCTACTTTTGGTGCTACTATATGGATGTCAAAGGATGGAATAAATACATCCTACACAGGAGATGGGACTTCAGGTGTTTACATCTACGGTGCTCAATTAGAAGCATCCTCATACCCTACCTCTTACATACCAACGCAAGGGAGTACGGTTACGAGAAATCTTGAAACTTCAAGTCAAACTGTTCCAAGTGGTATTATAGGACAGACAGAGGGGGTTATATTTATGGATTGGATAATGAACCATCAATCTAATTCTACGTTAGAGGATGTATTTACATTATCATTATCAGATGGAACTACTAATAATTTATTTGTTGTAAACAACTATAATAATGCTTTAAATGTTCATTTAAAAGCAGGAACAATTCAATTTTCAAATAGTTCTTTTAGTGGAAGTGATGGTTTAAGGATAAAGTTAGCATTTGCATATAAAGTAAATGATTTTTCTTTAGTAATAAACGGAACTACAATGGCTACTGATAGCTCTGGAACTGTTCCTTTATTAAATAAAATAAATCTAAATGCTTATGAAACTGCATTACCAAATGATTCAATATTAGTAAATGATTTTAAACTTTACAACACAAGATTATCAAACAGCGAACTTGCTACATTAACAACGCTTTAAGAGTAACAATTACACACATATAAACAACAAGAGTAAATAAAAGAATTATGAAAATATACAAAACAGTTTTTGACAACGAA